TGCAAAGGGTGGTAAAATCACTTATATTGGCAAGAAAACTGCGAAATCTTCTGTAGTCACTCAATAAAAGCCCTAGTATACTATAGAGAGTTGTAGTATAATAGATCATGTATAGCACTCATCTGCGAGTAGTGTGTATATCATGAGAATATGTGAAGTCGCAGAGGGGCGGAACCCGAACTCCCACGCAAGGGGATGAAAGTGCCTTGCGATTTTATTAATATATGTGTGGCGAACAGTCGGAGACGCTCTCAGGCGCTTGGTCCACTACACTGGAGACATAGGGGTATATGATTAGACTCATTGAAAAATTTTTTCGGATAATTTTTAATGTGGTAATGTTTTTAGGTACCTTTATTATATTCTCAGTAGGTGTTTTCGCACTCTATATTTTAATTTTCTGGTTAGGTTTGCAGTGGGGTTAAAAATTTTTTCAGGAAAACCACTAGACGGAACAGAAATACTATAGTAATATAAGATCATAATACAGTTTTAATAGGGGCTAACGCTCGGGTAAGGGATAAAGAGGTCAAGTATCACAAAATCCACAATTTTATACACGATTGATGTGTGCGACCTCTCCCTCCAGTCTACTAGGAGACAAATATGTTAGAAATATTTTTATTACCTTACACAATTTTTAAATACGGTATCAGTTTGTTGTTTTGGGCAACTATCATAGGTGTAGTTTACTATTTTTTAATTGGTAAATATCAATTTGAACTGAGGAACCCGATCGTTCGTAAAAATGTAGTGTCTACGGAAGACGACCCCGAAGATTACATTGGCGTATAACACTAAATAAGACTATGAATACTTTAGATTTATATTTAATACACATTGTTTTTATAGTTGCATGTGTATTTTTCTCATTTCGTAGTGGTCAGAAGTCAGGCCGTAGTGAGATGGTTGTTGATTTACTTGATAGAAAAATGATTACGAAAGAAAAACTCATAAAAGAATACGAAATTTAACCTATATACAATTATGGACAAAGTGAAAACGATACTAGGCGTCAATATTTCTCATGATACATCAGTAGCAGTCGTAGAAGATGGCGAAGTCAAACATGTTTACGAAGAAGAACGAAGTCGTAGAAGTAAATACTGGTCACCAATAGATGATTCAGATAATACTTACGATGATTTAGGTCTTCTCTCAATAGATCATAAACAATTACATAATCCCGATATACTTACATTCGCCTCCTTCGACAGGAGAGACTTGCGATTTAATTTTAAAGACAGAGTATTGAAAGATCGTGTTCTGCAAGGAGAACTCATCTCCGCTCTTTCTACGAAACAATTAACTCGTAGTCGTATAGAAGAAATCATGACAGAATATAAATCAGGTATTGACCCCATGTCAGAACATCTACACGAAGATGAATTAATTTGTCAAAGTATTGCAGATCAATGTCGTGTAGAAAAATATAGTTTTATTCAAGAACATCATTATTTTCATGCAGTCTGTGGTTCTCACTTATCTCCTTACGATGAGTGTATAGTCATCACATGGGACGGCGGTGGTTACAACAGTCATTGGGAAGAATATCCTCGTTATCAAGAAATAGAATGCATCTGGCATTATAAAGATAATAAAGTCACACCTATTTGGAAAAGATATTCGAATCATAGATTTGTTTCTGAAATACAGAATAGTTTTCCTGGTTACGGAGAAGATTGCATACAATGTAAAGAAGATTTAGAAGTTGAACTTGACGGTGTGCCAAGTGTCTTTACTTCTATGCCTAGTATGGGTATGAATTTTAGTAATATGTCTTATGCATTAGGTTGTGATGACCACGGTCGAGCTGCTGGTAAAGTTATGGGCATGGCATCATACGGTGAAATGCACCCCAAGGTCTTTTCGAAACACTCAGTCGCACAACAACTCGAACATGTCAGTCTCGAACATAGTAAAGAAATAATACAACGAGCAATCGACATGGTACCATCAACAAAAAATATTGTCTTATCTGGTGGTTATAGTCTAAACTGCACAAACAATTACAAATACTTACAGGCGTTTCCTGAATATCAGTTCTTTGTTGACCCGATACCACATGATGGTGGCACGGCAGTAGGAGCCGCCCTAGAAGAATGGAGGAAGTTAGATGCTGACGACACAGATACATAGAAACTTAGATACAGTATTAGATGAGATTATTGATAACAGTCAGATCGTGGCAATATTTCAAAACGAGTCAGAGTGGGGACCGAGAGCATTAGGTAATCGTTCTATTTTATTTGACCCACGGCACCCGAATGCCAAAAGTATTGTTAACAGTGTCAAGATGCGAGAACACTATCGACCTTTTGCAGTGACTTGTATGTTAGAACATGCAAATGATTACTTTGAGATGTTGCAGTTGCCTGAATCACCTTGGATGTCCTTTGCGATACAGTGTAAACCTAAGGCACTCAAAGATATTCCTACACTCGTTCATGCAGACAATACATGTCGAATACAAACAGTCACAGAAGAACAAAACGAAAATTATTATAATCTCATAAAAGGATTCTACGAAAGAACAGGTGTGCCAATTATATTCAACACATCATTTAATCTAGGCGGTGAAGCAATCTGCGAAACAATATACGATGCAATCGATACTTGTAATCGTTCTATGATTAATCATCTCTATATTCCAGAAGATCAAGAAATAGATATACCATTTGAGTGCATCAGAGACAAGACCGAATATATACCAGAAGACTAAATAGTTGAATGGAGAATATTTTAGAAATCACTGATGAAGCGATTGTCAAACTTCTGGAGAAAAAAGAAAAAGAACACTTTAATTATATACGGCTTGGGATCACAGGTGGAGGTTGCGCTGGTTTTGAGTATATCTTTGATTCTGTTGTTGCTAAAGATGATAACGACATCGTAGTTGACTTTGGTAAATTACAGTTTGTTGTCGACAGAGTTTCTTTGCCCTATATAAATGGCATGACATTAGATTATGTCAAAGAAGGACTTAACGAAATATTTAAGTTTAAAAATCCAAAAGAACAATCAAGTTGTGGGTGTGGTGTTTCAATAAACTTTGATTTAGAACAAGTCAAAGTAGATGAGAGTAAAATATTTGCAATTGAATTATGAGAATATATTATGAAAACAAGTTCAGCAAAAGCCAAAGGCCGTAATCTACAGAAATGGGTTGTATCTAAACTCATAGAACATTTACAGTTAGACGAAGAAGATTTAGAATCTAGACCAATGGGTTCTAGTGGTGAAGATATCATTATGGGTAAACTCTCTAGACAAAGATTTCCTTATAGTGTAGAATGTAAGAATCAAGAAAAGGTAAATGTCTGGTCTGCATACGAACAGGCAGAGTCAAACTGCAAAGGTTATGAACCAGTCGTTGTAATAAAAAAGAATAGAAAGAAACCTTTAGTCGTAATAGATGCGGAGTATTTTGTAAAACTACATGAAGAAAAAGAAATTTAAAGTTGTCTTAGCAACAGATCGTAAAGGCAGAGAGTTGCAAACACTCTCTAATATCTGTGGTGAAAAAGAAATACCTTTTCATTTTTTTGATGTCAGACACGATGTTGTAAAAGACCATGTGCATGATAATACAGTTGTCTTCACACGAGGGCCTTGTAAGAACAGATTAGGTTATCTGAATAAACTTACAGAGATGGAGATGATAGGTGCAACTATGGTCAATAATCGTGAGACACAAGAAGTCTGTAATGATAAGTGGCGTTGTCACATGATGTTAGAACAAATAGGATTGACACAACCTAAAACAGTTATGATTGCAAGTTCTCGTGATGATATCATAGAAAAACAATTCTATAGTTTAGACTTAGAGTTTCCTGTTGTTGTAAAAAAATTAGAAGGCTCATACGGTATCGGTATCATGATTGCAGATACAATGTTAGGTCTTAAAACAATTATACAAACATTATACAAAGAAGAGGCAGTGCATCAATCAGGTGACGATGTAATTATACAAGAGTTTGTAAATCACAAACATGACTATCGTGCCCATGTCTTAGACGGTCAAGTCATAGCGGCTATGAAACGAACACCACAACAAGGTGATTTCAGGTCAAATGTTTCAAGAGGTGCCTCAGTAAAATCTGTTGATCTATCAGATATAGAAAAACAACACTGCATCATGGCGGCTACACATGTCAGTGCAAGATGGTGTGCAGTGGATTTTATTCGTTCAGACAAAGAGAACTCTCCGATTATATTAGAAGTTAATCATGCCCCACATACACAAGGTATAGAAGAGGCAATGAGAGACAGTGGTGCAAAAGTCGATGCACCCTTAATGACACAAATCGTAGAACACTTTGAGAGGTTAGCAAATGAATAATGTAATTTTTCCTTTTGGTCCACCAATCTATATTAATCAAGTCGATGATAATATTATAAAAGAACTTGATGCAAGAATAGAAGAGACAAGTGGTAAACCAGAATTTGATGCAAGTGGTCAACTTGCAGGTCGTATTAAAAAACAAACACACTTAGACGAAGTGATATCAGAAAGTGTAAGAGAAGACATACTAAAACATTGTGCAATGTTCTATGAACAGACAACTAATGGTCAAGAATTACCTATGTCAGTAATGACTCTAGATAGTATTTGGTCTAATATTCAAGAGGCTAGAGAATATAATCCTATACATCAACATACTGGTAACTTCTCTTTTGTTATATATACAAGAAATGATTTAGAAGATTTATCTGCTGAAGAAATACAAGATAATGAGTATGACAATAAAATTGTCGACTATGAAAATCAAAAACCTTTAGCAGGTTTAATTGAATTGTTTTATGGAGAGGGAAACTGGATGAACTGGACTTCCTTTCAACATATACCAAAAAGAGGAGATATATTAATTTTTCCGTCATGGTTGAGACATACAGTGTATGCACACTATGAGGCAGGCAAGATCAGAATCAGCGTGGCGGGTAATGTTAGTTTACGATAATGAACAAAATACAACAGGCGATGCACAACAAAGCCAACAATGCCTTAGGCGAGGTTGAGTATCAGATCGATTTATTTCTAGACAACAATTGTAAATCTTCTTTTAAGATGGACAAATATCTCACACAACTAGATTTTAAAAAGAAACTTGTTCTTATCATGAGAGAGAGTTTTAATCCTTTACTGGAAGAGATTACCAGTGAGGAGGAAGACTACATTGAGGGTTACTCTTTCTTGACTATACCTCAGAAAAAACGATTCGTTAAATTCGTTTTAGGACTACAAGAGGGTTGTGACAAATATATTGCAAAGAATCAAGCAACATGGAAGGCAGACTCAGAACGAAAAAGATTTCAGAAGAAAATGAGAAAAGCACATGAAGAAAGAATTGCACAAATATCATCTTCTACAGGTTACAAAAAAAGAAAATGACAGAACATATAGGATTTCCATTACCGTCTGAAATGTTTGCACCACCAGAAAAAGAAAAAGAAGACTTTGATAAACATGTAGCAATTAGTAAACTTCTAGATATACCTTTGAAGTGTCCTCATTGTGAAAAAATATTAAAAGAAAAAAACACTTGACGATTGACATACATTAATAGTATACTTATACCATGATATTAATTGACTTTACCCAGACTATTATCGCCGGTCTGATGGCACAAATAAAAAGCAACAATGGCGAAATCAATGAAAACATGTTGAGACATATGATTCTCAACAGTCTCAGAAATTACCAAAAGAGATATGCACAAGAGTATGGCGAGATAGTGTTATGCACTGATGCATCTAATCCTTGGCGTAGAGATTACTTTCCTTTGTATAAGGCAAACAGAAAGAAATCAAGAGAGGCAGATGATAAAGATTGGCAGTTGATCTTCGACACTTTACACAAAGTGAAAATGGAAATCAAAGAGAACTTTCCTTATCGATACATGTATGTAGAGAGATGTGAGGCAGACGACATCATTGCAATACTTACTAAACATGCAAAAGAAAAAGTTTTGATTATCAGTGGTGATAAAGACTTTCAACAATTACATAATGATAGTGTTGAACAGTGGTCACCTAATCTTAACAAAATGATTAATTGTCCTGAACCTGAAATGTTTTTGAAAGAGCATATTCTAAAAGGTGATAAGTCAGACGGCGTGCCTAATATATTATCTAACGATGATTGTTTAGATTTAGGTATCAGACAGACACCTCTAAGAAAACCTGTGTTAGAAAAATATCTCAGGATTAGTATAGAAAAGGACGATAAATACTATAGAAATTATTTAAGAAATCAAACGCTGATTGATTTGAGTTTTATACCAGACGATATAGAGTCTGAAATATTAGAAGAGTATGCAGAAACAGCGCCAGTATTAGGTAATGTTTTATCATACCTTCAAAAACACCGTCTCAATCAGTTATTAGATCACGCAGGAGATTTTGCAATATTATGACAGATAAAAAAAGAGGAAGAGGCAGACCTAAAGGTGCGCCAAACAAACCTAAAATGGAACTTATAACTGAAAAGAAAGAGTTATTTAAAAACTCAGACGCCTTTGAAATATTTTGTCAGGCAGATTTAGTTGCACAAGAGAATGAACTCTTTGCAATCAATGGACTTATGGTCTATGGTCAATCTAATGGTGCCTTACAAGACATATTACAATGGGTGTTTAACGATAAAATTAAATCAACATTGCCTGAGGGTAAGACACCTTACAAAGTAAATGATGCACCTGCATCAGACTTATCTGAGAGTGCATTACGATTTGAGTTTAAAAAGTTTAAATACTTTTGCACAGAAGAAGTGCCAAAGGCTCGTAGAGAAACAATGTGGATTGAAATGTTAGAAAGCATTCCAGCCAAAGAGGCAGAGATGATGGACTTAGTTAAAGACAAGGTCTGGCCTTTCAAACATATCACTAGAGAGATTGCCAGTAAAGCGTTTCCGAATGCAAACATTGGATAAATATTTTATGTCCGCAGAGACTATAGATATAGAAGAGGGAAGTAAGTATACTTCCGATATACATACTTCTAGTCGTGTCGGACTCCATGGAGATTTTTAATTATGAATGAAGAGAATAAAACATTCGCAGAACAGGTTGTAGAACCTACAGAGAGTGAAAGAATTAGAGAGCGACTCACTAATTTTAAGTCACAGGTCTCACCTCAATCAGTGCAAGTCGCACAAGCATTATTAGAACAACATCTTAAAGCAGGTCTAGTTAAGTCTAGTGAACTTGATGCCATTATCATGTTGAGAGATGATCTTAACAAGGCAAGTATAGATTACAGAACTATGTTAGAGGCTAATCAAAAAAGATTACAACAACTAGCAGAAGAAGAACAAGTTGAACTATTAGAAAAACAACAACAATTAAAAATGGCAGAAGAAGCCAAGTTAGTTGATGAAAGAACTTTAAGAAAAAGTCTACAAGATAAACTTGCAATTGCAGAAGCAAAACTAGAGGCACTTTCAGGTGTCGAGGGCAATGTTGCAGAAACACCTACAATAGAAGAAATGCCTGGTGTTGAAGTTGCAAATCCACAAATCAAATACGGTAAAGAAGAAAGTAAACCTACTCGTGCATTTGAAATGGCAAGAGCATTGAATCCAGAACCTAAAGTCAGTGATGATGCAATGAAAGAGGCACACACTGAGTTAGATGAGTTCAATGCAAAAGTAGAAGCAACTAAGAAATCATTTAAAGAATGGGAAGAAGAGAATGGCGATGCAATGGCAGAAGGCACCACAACAGAATCATTTTTAGAAGAAGTTGAAAAGGTTGAAAAAGAATCTTCAGCACCTGTAATATCAAAGGCACAAGTCAGTGAGAAACAAGCAGAAGATATAGTTGCAGACGAAGTTGATGTAGTCGAAGAAGAGTATGAAGAAATAGTCATTCCGTCTAGAACAGAATTAAACAGAATGAAGAAAAATCAAATCAACGAATTAGCAAAAGACTTTGAGTTCTCAGTCAAAATGACAGATACAAAAGCAGTGATGATAGATTCTTTCTTATCACAAGTAGATGAATACATTACTGAATTACAAGAGAGTGGTGATTTTGTCTCCGCTACAACTGATGATGAAGATGGCGATACCAATAATATCAAAGATGGAGGTCACTTCTAATAGTTTTATAACTAGAGAGGGTCATCTCTACAGAGTTCCTATATCTGATAAACTTTGCACTATCTTAGGAACTAGATACGCCGAGATACCTTTACAAATTTATAAAACAGAAAGTGGTCTTGCATTATCATTACTATCATTACCTTACGATAAGGTATGTGATGTCGACTTACACTGGTATAATATGAACAGAAGTCCAAGATCACCAGAACGAGTCGATGAAGACCCACAATATTTTACAGTGCCAAAAGGTGTATTTGATGAGGGTGAATACACCATGACACTTGTTCAACAAACAGATGAAGTAGAGAGACATATCTTGTGTGAAAAACAATATTCATGGTCCGAATACTATAAATAATACTATGTCAGATAATAATATAGAATACAATGATTTTGGTTTTACCGCTATGGATGCCGATGAGTTGGCATCTGTTGACACTAAGATAGTTGAAACAACTACGACCGCAAAAGCAGTTATCGATAAACTCGATAACTTTATTCGTCCTCTTTTAGAGAATCTTGCTAAAGATTCTGATAAAGATTATATCTACTGGCCTAACAGATTAGATATTCTCACAAAGAAACTAAAAGAATTAGACGACATTCAAAAAAATATCGTATAAACCACTTTACAATGACTTTCACTTTTTGATAGAATACTATCAATGTTAACTATTGGAGAAAAGAAATGTCAAATTTTTCTTATTACGATGATTCACCAGAGGTGAAAAAACTTGTAAAGATTGGTCGCAACATGATAAGATTGTGCGAAGAAAATAAATTATTTCCTAAAGATGACCATCTTTGGAACTGTGCCGTTGTGGCAGGTAATAAACTTACAACGATTGGCACCACATGGTCAAGAGTCAAAACTGTAAATGATCTTACACAAGACGAAAGAAAGGCAGTATTAGGTTATCTTGACTATGTTAAGGCTTGACAATGACTATCACTTTTTGTTACCATATTAATGATGAGAAAAGGAGATAACATGAAAAACTTAAATGAAGCGTGTCAGGAACTTTGTGATACTCTTACAGAGGCGACACATACTAGGTGGAAACACACTCGTGAGACCACAACCCACACTTATAAAGTTGGTCAGAAATACATCAAGATAATAACTTGTGATAATGGCAACGATAGGTCAGTATGGGGGTTCATTAACAAATCAAACCCAAATTTTAAAGAGGGTGATATACTCAAAGCAGCTGGTTGGAAAACACCTGCTTTAAACAAACCAAGAGGCAATCTTTTAGAGATTGATATTAAAACTTATGTTGACCCTAATTCTATGAGAATTTACGGTCCAGATTATTTGAGGTAATTATGAACGAGATAACATTAGACGATCTTAAATCATATCAAGAAGATATGATTGCAGAAGAGAAAGAAGCTGCCAAAAGAGCAGAGAAAAACGAGTGTGTTTGTGGCACCATAAACTGTGCTACTGAATATTCTTGTGTCACAAGTGGGTATTAATATGATAAACTTATATGATTATAAGTATGCAAACTTACCAATGAGTGAGAGAGAGAATCCTATTGTATTAAAATTCTTGAAGAAGTTTCCTTCAAGAGTTAGATACAGAGGTAAATCTATACCTGGTATCTACAATAGACCAGCATCTCATTGTATTAGACAGTTCGCTGAAACATTTACGATCTATCCTAGATAGAGAAAACTAACTTGACTAAGAGGAGGTCATAGTGTATTATAGGACTAAAAAACAAGTTGTGAGAATCAGATACTTTTATTTTATATTAGGCGCAATATTAGGCCTATCATTTGGCATGATGTCACAAAAACTATCAGCATTCGATGAGAACGGAGAAGTAGTATGTCTTGCAAAGAACATTTATTTCGAGGCAGGTAATCAACCACTTGCAGGTAAAGTTGCAGTCGCACAAGTAGTCATGAATCGTAAAGAACATAGCGATTATGGTGATACTGTTTGTGATGTTGTTTATCAGGCAAAATGGTATACAAACTGGAAAGGTAACGAGATGCCTGTAAAAAATCAATGTCAATTTAGTTGGTTCTGTGATGGCAAATCAGACGAACCATTAGATACTAAAACATGGTTTGCATCATACAAAGTTGCATCAGATGTTCTTATGGGTAAATATCCAGATATTACTGAGGGTGCCACACATTATCATGCAGACAACATACTTCCGTATTGGGCAGAATCACTAAACGAAACTGTGCATATTAACAATCACATATTTTATAAATGAACATATTTGTATTAGATAAAGACCCTAGAGTAGCAGCTCAAATGTTGTGCGACAAACATGTGCCTAAAATGATTGTCGAGTCTGCACAAATGCTATCTACTGCACATCGATTACTAGATGGCACACCAGAGAAAAGACCATCAAGGTCTGGTAAAACAATTCAAACTTATTATTCATTCAACGATGAACGAGATGATTTCTATTATCTGGCAGTTCATAAATACCATCCATGCACAACATGGACTATGCAATCAAAAGCAAACTATGAATGGCATTACGAACACTTCCACGAAATGGCACTAGAGTATCAGTTTCGTAGAGGCAGAATACATGAAACATTTAGAAAGATAGGCATACTACTGGCACAACCACCAAAGAATATTCTTGACGGTGATCTTACAGAGTTTGCACAAGCGATGTCTCATTATCCTGATTGTATTGTAAAGGGCGATGCAGTTCAGGCTTATAGAAACTACTATCACATGGCAAAACCATTTGCAAAGTGGGAGTGGAAAAGACCTGCACCAGATTGGTGGCAAGGTTATCAAGGAGTAGCATGAGAGTATTAGTAGAAGCATACGGCGATGTAAGAATATTTTCAGAAAGACCTTTTGGTTATAAAAGATATATTGTAGAATGGTCAGACGGCAGAACAGAATTGTATAGTGGTTTGTGGTATAGTGAAAAGAAAGTGAGAGAGATAGTAGAATGCCAACTTACGACTTCTTAAATAAAGAGACAGGTGATCTTGAAGAACACTTCATGTCTTATAAAGACTTAGACAAGTTCAAAGAAAATAATCCACATTTACTACAACAAATATCTGCACCACAAATTATTGGCGGTCATGGTGACAGAGTTAAGACTGATGCAGGTTTTAAAGAAGTATTGGCAAAAATAGGCGAAGGACATCCAGGTTCTCACTTACATAAAAAGTCCGCAAAGGAAATTAAAACAAAAGAAGTTGTTAAGAAACACATTGCATTGCAGAACAAAAAATAGTATAATACATTATGACAAAATTAAAGACTGATCTTTTAGAACTTACAGATTTAGAAAACATAAAACTTAAAACAGTCAATCATGAGGGTAAAAGATATTATCTTGGCGAAGATGATATGAAATATCCTAGTGTGACTACAGTTGTGGGTTTACAATCTAGAGAACACATTAAATTATGGCGAGAAAGAGTTGGTGAAAAAACAGCAAACAAGATTACAAAGAGGGCAACAAAACGAGGCACCTCATTTCATCAACATGTAGAAGACTATCTCAGAAAAGAAAAAGATTACATAGAGTTTGATAATATATTACAAGAACAGATGTTCAAATCTGTTCAACCAGTTTTAGATGAAATCATACCCATTGCTCTTGAAGCACCTTTGTATTCTCATAAATTGCAAATGGCTGGTCGTGTAGATTGTATAGGTCTATCTAACGACAGATTATCGATTATAGATTTCAAATCAAGTTCTAAACCTAAAAAAGATTACATGGCTAAACCTTGGTATTTACAAATGACTGCATACTCTATTATGGTTGAAGAACTTACAGGACATCCGATAGAAGAGATATGTGCCATAGTGGCAGTTGAAGGACTCAATACATTTCAATTGTTTCTTTCAGACCCTACAGAACATGTAGAAGAACTTTACAGTCTAAGACAACAATACAGGAACTTATACGGCGTATGATACACATATACGATAACGATAAACAGATGATTGCGATTGTGCATAACTTTGTATCAGAAGAAGAATGCGAGGAAATGCTAGCATACTCATGGCAGAATATGAAAAGATCGTCCGTTGCGAGTGAAGATGGTAAGGGTCAAAAACATGATAAGAGAACAGGTTCAAATACTTGGTTAGCTCATGATGCATCACCTGTAATAAAAGGTGTTGCAGATCGTATATCAGAAATGGTAAGAATGCCTTTAGACAATGCAGAACCTTTTCAAGTTGTGCATTACGAAGAGAATCAAGAATATGATTATCATTACGATAGTTTTGATGAGAGTGATATTGGATATAACGAGGAGTATACAAAGAATGGTGGTCAGAGATTGATTACTGTTCTAGGTTATTTAAGAGATGTGCCGAAAGGAGGTGAAACTGGTTTTAGTCATCTAGGTGTTAACATTCAACCTAGACGAGGCAGTATCATCGTATGGTGGAATGTAGAACAAAACACAACGAAGAGAGAAACAAAGTCTTTACATGCAGGTCTTCCTGTATTAGAAGGAGAAAAATATGCTTTCAATTTGTGGTTTAGAGAAAGAGAGTTTGCAAAATGATAACAAGAAAAGAGTTTACAGAACAAGTTGAAAGACTTCTAATAGGTAATAGAACAGATGTAATGAGTGCAATACTTAAAGTCTGTGAAATTAATAATGTAGAACCAGAGGGTGCCAAAAGATTACTGTCGGTACCTTTGAGAGAAAAACTTGAAGCAGAGGCAGAAAGTTTGAAATTAATTAATCGTCAAAAAGCCAGTCGAGGTTCTTTGACAACTTTTATGAGTAAGGAGTAATTATGAAAGAAGGAGATATAGTATCAGTAATCACCATGAGTGGTGAGTATATTGGTAAATTGGTTTCTAATAGACACGATTGTGTTGAGTTAGCAGACCCTAGAATTATTGTGAATACACCAGAAGGCAAAATGGGATTTGCTAAAGGCATTTGTGTCACAGGTTGTGTAAACCCTACAAGTGTGACAATACAGAATTATGTATTCATGACAGAGACTAACGATGATATCGTGACGGCATATAATACGGCAGTCAGTGGTATCGAAGTGCCAAAAAAGAAAAAGATTATTGTAAATAAGTAATGTCGAGTCGAGAGGGATATGATAGTTATCAATTGTATCTTGCGATGAAGTTGCATTTCAATAGTGAGAACTATAACTTTGTGCAATACAATGGTCATGTAAAGGCAGACTTGTCTTCATTCATGAAACGAAAAGACAAGTTTCACTTTGCCAAACTAGCAAGAAAATACAAAGACAAACTCATAGACTTCTACATTGCAAACTTATCACAAGGCGATTATTGGGCAGGTGAACTTCTTGAACGAGAGGCAGAAGAGAGATATACAGAGTGGCGAAAGAGAAGACAAAAACTATCACACATGTTTGAACAAGAAGTAAAAGAATTATTAGAAAAGAAAACAATACAAGAAGTTCTAACTGTTTATAAAGGTCAACACCCATACTTACTCAAACAATTTCTTGGTAAAAATATATCTCTCGAAACAATGTGTATACTAGATGAGATTACAAACTACAGTTTAAATTGGAAAAAACTTATATCAGAAAATATAATTTATCCTGGTGTGCATCATAGAATAGACAAATACAAATCTTTCTTATCTTATGATCAGAAAAAATATAAAATGAAATTAATAGAACTATGCTCTACTTAGTGGGAAACGGACCGAGTCGAAAGACTTTAGATTTAGAAACACTAGACAACTGGTGGGGAATGAATATGGTTTATAGAGACCATACACCTGATTTATTATTCGTGCAAGATGTCGCCCCACAAAATGAAATGATTACAGACCAATACTACAAGAAACACCCTGTTTGTGTCGGAGAATGGAACGAACTGCCTATGGAAATGTTCGACATTATGAAACACGGATTGCCAGGTGAAGTGATTGAAAATCGAGTCGAGGGTGATGATAGATTTGTAGTGCAAGGGGAAGACTATCGAGGCGAAGGACAGAGAACTTATATGATTGGATATTCCTCTGCGGAGGCAAACAACATAGTTATATATACAAATGAATTGCTCAAGAACACTTTTTGTGGCATCTATGCACTAGGTTATGCAGTGCATCATGGACATAAGAAGATATGTCTTGCAGGTTATGATTCATTACAATACGGTGATCTACAGAACATTTATGGACCTGATGATTGTTATACTTATAATAAAGTGTATACAGAAGAAAACTCAGGTGTGGGAAGACCACAACAGGCACAATTTGTCGCACTGTTAGAACACATAAATAAGGATTATCCAGATGTAGAGTTATATTTTAAAAACTCTATTGACGGATTCGATAAAATCGAATATACTAATATAGTATCTCGATTAAATATCGAAGATAGGTGGATTCTAGGCACAGCGTGTTTTGAATCTGAACTTTAATAAGATGCGATACAATGCAAATACAATGCGATACAATGCTATAAGGAGTATAATACAATGTCTACATCTTTAGATAAATTAAGGCAGGCAATGGAGTCTGCATCACCTAGTCAAGGTGAGAAAAAATCCTACGATGATGATAAATATTGGAAACCAGAACTTGATAAATCAGGTAATGGTTATGCAATAGTTAGATTCTTACCAACACCAGAAAACGAAGAGATGCCATGGGTGTCTTACTTCGACCATGGTTTCCAAGGACCTGGCGGTTGGTATATTGAGAAGTCTTTAACGACTCTTGGTAAAAATGATCCTGTTAGTGAATACAACACTCAGTTGTGGAACACTAACATCGAAGCAAACAGAGAACAGGCTCGTAAACAGAAGCGTAGACTTCATTATGTGTCTAACATCTATGTTGTTTCAGACCCTAAACATCCCGAGAATGAAGGAAAGGTATTCATGTACCGATATGGTAAGAAAATCTTTGAAATGTTGAAAGAGGCAATCTCACCAGCATTTGAAGACGAAGCTGCCATAAATCCTTTTGATCTTAGAGGCGAGGGTGCAAACTTTAAAATTAAAATCAGAAAGGTCGATGGTTATTGGAACTATGACAAGTCTGAGTTTGATAGTCCTGCACCACTTTTTGAAGATGAAAATCAGCTAAATGATATATATACTACGCTGAATCCTTTATCTTCGATTATTGCACCAGACCAGTTTAAGTCATATGACGAACTGAAAGAAAAACTTGATAGAGTATTGGGTTTATCTGGTGAGGTAAGCACATCTACTGCTGAGTCAGTTGCAGAAGACCTTGAAGAAGTGCCTTGGTCAAATGTCAATACTGAAACAGTAGCAGACGAACCTGTAATCGCATCAGCAGAATCTTCCACAGTTGGTGATTCAGAGGGAGACGAAGCGATGGATTACTTTAAGAAACTTGCCGCTGAGTAAGTTTCTACATTAGGGTGTAATCGTGTTTATTAATGTGTCTTTGAAAGCGATTACAGACTTCGGCCGTGGAATTGGGGGTAT